GAGCGTCGCGACCTTGTGAAGGACGCTTTAAAAAATGTCGGTGGGTTTTACATTGCGCCCACAAATGCCAATTGCAACGTGAAAATGACCGATAGCAACGGCAAATCCTTTAACATCGCACACCCCTTTGTTATTGAGGAAATCTTAACCGTCGTAACGTTCAAACTGGAAGAAGAATTGGACAAGATCGAAACGCTGATTGATTTTAATTTTTAACCAACCACCACAGGCGGCGCACCCTTGCGCCGCTTATTTTTTCATTCACTCAATTTTTAATTAAAAACTTTTTCTAATGTCACACAATATCAATTATGCCAACGTCAAACACTCATTTTTTTCTGTAAAGCAAAAAGCATGGCATGGCCTCGGCCAAATTGTGCAGGAATACCCAACCAGCGCAGAGGCGATCGAATTTGCCGGACTGAATTACCAAATAGAAAAACGCCCAATCTTCACGGCCACTGAAGAAATCAAAACCCACTTCGCCACCGTCCGCACCGATACCGCGCAGGTTTTGGGCGTAGTCGGTAAAAAGTATGAGATAGTACAAAACGCGGACGCCTTTACTTTTTTTGATTCCCTCGTATCTGGTACCACCGGCATAAAGTACGAGACCGCCGGAGCCTTGGGAAATGGCGAAAGAATTTTTATAACTGCCCAGCTCCCGGACGTGCTCAGGATAGGCCGGAATGACGAGATAGAACAATATATTTTTCTTACCACTTCCCACGATGGCAGCGGCTCAATTATGGCAGCCTTTACGCCTGTTCGCATCGTATGCAACAACACGCTAAATGCCGCCCTTCGCGACCATTCCAACGCGCTATTTATTAAGCATACAGCCGGAGCAGCCGAAAAGCTTCGCGAGGCTGCACGCATCTTTGCAATTGCTCAAACCAATGGCGAAATTTTAGAGGATATGTTTAATAATTGGTCAAAAATCCGCATCACTGACCACGAAACAAAAAAGCTGATTCGCCTGGCGATGTCACCAAATAAAGAGGTTTTTAAAGCCATTGCGGAAGATAATGCCGCCTATCAATTTTCAACGGCTTTTGAGAATGTTTGCGAAAAAGTTTTCGAGTATGCTTTCGGCGCAGAAACACAGCAGATGCAAACCACAGCGGGCACGCTGTACGGCGCATATAACGCCGTAACCGGTTATTATCAAAACGTAAACGAGTACAAGAGCGAAAACAACCGCTTAAAATCAATCATGTTTGGAACCGGTTTAGACCGCACAAAGGCAGCTTTTGAAATCTGCTCGAAAGCCAACGATTTTTTAAATTAGCCGGTTTAGTTCAAACTAAACTCACAGGGTAAGCGTATACAAACGCTTACCCATTTTTTTAAATTTTTTTCGCTGCGCGGCTATCAGCGGTAAAATTTTCTGCAGCGGCAATCAGGCTAACCAGGTGAAGTTGCCCGCTGCAAAATTTTGAATTGTTTTTTCAGTGTCGGCCAATGGCCGTTGTAGTGTGCCATCCGGCTTTTCTTTATGAGCAGCAAACAAAGAAATAAATGGATTTTCTATTTTGAATATTTTTGAATCGAAATGGAAAAAAATTTGACCTTCACCATCTCCATCACCCATAACCGCAAAAACTACAAATACACCGTAGAACGTATAAGCGTTACAACGCGCGAAGAAACCTACCGCTTAACCGCCAGCAACAAAACGCTCACCTTCATTAACAACCGGCCGCTTCTGCAAAAGAAAAAATTAAAACATTGGAAGCCAACATGGACAATGCACGGCGAGTTGTGGAACATATACTTTCGTGAGCTGATCATCAAGGCCATTGAAGAAAAATTAGGCCTGTCATCCTGAGCCTGTCGAAGGGCTGAGCTGTCGCCCCTGTCCTTTTCCCCTCCACCTATTCCTTCCATTTTAGTGGAATGATTCCAATAATCTACCAAGGCAGAATTGTATTTTACTGGTATGACTTATCCCGAATACCGGCAGTGAACAGCTACATTGTTTGGTATAATAACGCCTATCGCGTGTCCGAACGCATCGTGAACGGTTCATCCCTTAAGCTGGTTATAACGGCCTGTCAGCCTTAAAAATACCTGTCCTTTTCTTCCCCCTCCCCCAAATCTATGTTTGCAACATGGATTTAAAATCAGCATTAGAAATTCTTGATTCACACCAGTGGTGCAGTCTCCGGCTCCTTACAGCCAATGTGGCTAAGGGCACCGGTGGCGAAGTGCTTGAGCTTCCAAAATGCCGCCAGCGTGCAGGCGTATCTGAAGGCCAGCACGCGCAATTCACCCGCAACGTGCAGCTCGCAAACAGCCAGCGCGTCATTACCATTCACCCGATTCTCATCACCCACATAAACAACACCGCAATCGTATGAGTATCGTAATGGCCGGCCCCGTTGCTTATCTGCCAGAAAGTGAAGCTGCAGTATTTTTTTCCAAGCCTAGCGCAAGCGCCGGCACAGCTAATAATTACCAGGGTACGGTCGCGCCCATCAGGAAAATGGAAAACAAATTGAATATCGCCTTTTGGGGCGAAGACAATCGCTTTCCGCAAAACATCGCAACGCAAATGGCCTGGTGTGGTATCGGAAAAGAGGCGCTCAACTGGAAAGCCGAAATGCTCTACGGAAATGGAATTGTTCCAGGGAAAATAACCGGCGTTGAAGATGATGGTACAGAAATTTTTGCTCCGCTCGACAGGGCAAAAAATAAAGCGATTTATTCTTTCATAGAAAAGAGCCTTCACAACCGGTTCTGGCTTGAATACTTCCAGGATTGGGTTTGGTTTGGAAACTGTTTTCCTGAATTAATCTTAAGTAAAGACGCCAAAAAGATTACCGGCTTCGTTCACCAGGAATCGTGCGATGCACGCTTCACACAGATGAATGCTACTGGCCGGATGGAATATGTTTATCTGACAAAATTATGGGGCGCTGATAAAGATCAGTACGCACAGTTTGATCCAACAAAAGCTATCCGCGGTGTCATGAACACCAGCGGCAATCCTGACCTGATTGAAGATAAATTTCTAAATAAGGTTGATTGCATCGATATGTACAACCCGCTGAAAAGCCTCACTGAAATCGGAGACAAGCTTTTGCAAGCCCGTGGAAAAAATGCTTTTAAATCCGCCATTTTTCCTACTAATTATCCCTCCCCAAACAAGACATATTACCAAGTGCCGGCATGGGATGGCGCCCGCCTCGCAGGATGGGCTGAAATTGCCGCTAAAATCCCGGCCCTTATGAAAGCGCTCTACGAAAAAGCGTTCAGAATCCGATATCATATCCAGGTGCCTGATACATTTTTCGTTGATAAATATGAAGACTGGGACAAAAAGGACGATAATCAAAAGTTGCAGGCCCGTAAAGATCTCCTGGACGAAATGTCAAAAAATCTTTCCGGGAGCGAAAACGCTTATAAATCATTTATCACTTTTTATAAGATCGGTGGCCAGGATCACAAAGAATACGGCAACCTGAAAATTACTGAAGTTCCGGACACCAGCAAACTGGATAAGGAATTTATCACGCAGTCCGCCGCAGATATACAACTGGTTTCAGCAATGGGAATAGATCCTACACTTTTCAGTGCAGGCACCATCGGCACCGGCCAACAACGCTCCGGAGGGAGTGATAAGCGTGAGGCTTTCTTAATCTATTGCGCACGCCTCTTTCTTCAACGCCAGGTAGCGCTTGAACCAATGTACCTGGTACGTGATTACAATGAATGGGGCGATGATATTGTTTTTCGCTTTAGAGATATAGTACTTACAACTCTTGACACCGGTAAAGGAACAGAAAAGAAATTATCATGATTTTCAAAACCACGATATCGCTCAACCAATACGCGCCAATCGCTACTACTACCAATTTCATTAGCCTTCGCCAGCTGGTGGCCAATGTGGAAGAAGACAACCTTATCCCGGTTATCGGCGAAGCGCTGTATGATAAAATAAATGTGGACGATGAAACGTCGCTCACAGATTCTCTAAAAAAATTACTGGATAAAGCCCGCGCCCTGGTAGCCCCCATGGTCGCTTACCAATTTACATCGCTCACTGAAGTAAAACTATCTGATGCAGGCGCACAGCGCACTGCTACCAACAATTTCCAATCGGCGTACCAAAATCAGGTAGTAAACTTCAAGCAACAAAACCTTACCGACTCTATCAAGGCTACCGAGCGGCTTTATAAATTCCTGGAAAAAAATATTGAAGATTACCCGGATTGGACTGACTCAGACGAATTCAAAAATTACCGGAGCTTGTTCATCAAGACCGGTGGCGAATTCGATAATAATTTCCGTACAGCCAGCCCATACACGAATTTCTATGCACTGCGAAATTTCATGGCCGACGTGGAGCAGAGCGTAATAAAAAAACTACTCGGCGCTGATTTATTCAGTGCCTTAAAAGCAACTGAAGCTAACCCCGATTGGCAACATACTGATGCGGAAAAAGATTTGCTCATAAGCCTTAAAAAGGCCATTGCTTTTCTTTCAGTAGCTGCAGCAATTCCATTCCTCGATGTGCGCCTCGATGGCAATGGCTTTACGGTGATGAATTCAGCGGCCGGCCAGAACGATGCACTCACCAAGCGCAGCGCTGCCGAAGCTGATCGAATGAATAATTACATCAAGGCCTGCAAAACAAACGCGGCCACATACATAAACAATATTTCAGAATGGCTTGCCGAAAATACAAGCCCGCTTCCGGAAGCGCCGCCTCCTGATAACGGCAACACTGACCGCTCCGGCGCCTTCGGAATGTTTTAAACCGCTTAAACTCTAACCCTCTTGCCCGACACTTTCAACATATTCGGTACCAAAGCAAACGATCTCACCGCGCTCGCCGGCTCAATCCCGGATACGCAGCTCGTGATTGTTCCGGATCCGGTTACAGGCAAATTGCTGCGTAGCACCTTTGGACAAATAAAAGCTGATGTCATCCTTGCCTTTGGCAGCCTCTCCTACCTTGACCAAATTATTGAAGTGCCGCAGGTGGCCAATCTTCCCCAGCCAGGTGAAGTAAAAAAAATCTACGTCATCACCGGTGCAGGCCCTGACCAGAACAAGCAATTCCGTTGGGGTGGCTCTATCTATGTAGAATTCCCCCAAGGTAGCGGCGATGTGGCCAGCGAAGCAATTATAAGAGGCAATGCAGATGCAAACCTGCAGGCGCAAATTGATGCAGAAATCACGAACAGGCAAAATGCTGATGCCGGGCTGCAAACAAACATTACAAATGAAGCAACCGCGCGCAGCAATGCAGATACTCTTTTATCGCAGCAAATTGCTTCAGAAGCAAACACACGCGCTAATAATGACAGTGTTCTTTCCGGGCTTATAAATTCAGAAGGCGTTACGCGTCTGAATGCTGATAATGTACTCAGCGCCCGGATTGATCAAAAGCTGAATATTTCCGATTACAACCCCAATTTTAAAGGCAAATACACAACCTTAGCCGCTTTGCAAACTGCGCTTCCTACCGCCATTGCAGGCAATTATGCGCAGGTAGATGCGGGCGAAGGCAGTAACGTAATTAACTATAACTGGGATGATGAAGAAGGTTGGGTAGTAGGCTCGGCCGTTGGCCCGTCAATCGCCTCTACTGATGATCTTACCGAAGGAAGCACAAATTTATACTTCACAGCCGCGCGCGTGTTAGCTGCTATTAGCGGCATAGCCAATAGAATATCCATTTCGGCCGGTGTAATTGACATCGCCTCCACTTATGTAGGCCAGAACTCAATTACAACACTCGGTATTATCGGCACCGGTACATGGCAGGGCACCGCAATCGCTTCCGGGTATGGCGGCACAGGCTTTTCTTCTTATGCAAAAGGAGATTTAATTTACGCCAGTGCAGCAAACATATTATCAAAATTAGCAGCCGGTACAGATGGTTATGTATTAACTCTGGCATCTGGCGTGCCCACATGGGCGGCAGCGAGTGGTGGAACTTCTTTGCCATCTCAAACAGGTAATGCAGGAAAATTATTAACCACAGATGGAACCAATCTAAGCTGGGGAACTGCTATTCCGGGAATTTGGAGTGTAAGCGGCACCAGCCTTTATTATGACGCAGGTGATGTTGGTATAATTAATAATATAGCAGCAACGTCCGGCGTTCCCCAAAATTCTCCAAATTTATATCTAGGAGGTAGTTCTTGGGTATCATCTGGTAGCCCGGCCGCTAGTAAAATTATTACGTGGAAAATATACGCAAAAGGTTATTCATCATCAGCGCAAAATTCTTCATTAGAATTCTCTCCAACGATCGACGGAGTTACTTATCCTACCCCGTTTAGTATTGGGTATAGCGGCATTATTACTTTCAACACTTTGAGTGGCAATGCAGTCAATGCGTCGACATTTAACTCAACTTATGTGTTAATTAATAATAAGGTAGAACAAAAATGGAGTTATACAAACGGCTTTGGAGATTCATTTGCCTTCGCTTACACTGCTGCAATTAATAGAACAACAGGTACAGGTATATTTAGAGGATTCTATTTTAATCCGATTTTAACTTCATTAACAGGTGTAACATTGGTCGCATTTCAAAACACTGCGGGAGATTGCCTTTTCGGCACCACTTCCGGAAGCGTAGGAATTGGCGCCACCACTACAATTGATCCTAGCGCAATTTTCCAAGTAGCATCAACTACAAAAGGTTGTCTATTCTCGCGCATGAGCACCTCGGACGCATCGTCAATCGCAAGCAAAGCTGAATCATTATTCATGTATGATACAACTTTGAAAAAATATAAATTCTGGAACGGCTCTGCTTTTGAAGTTATCAGCTCTTCCTAAAAAATTATCAATAAAATGTCATTACAAATCATACCACCTGTAGAAATCATCATTGATATCCCTGACCTCGTTGTCGGTGAACTTTTTTTAAAAAGAAAGGCCGAGCTATTTACTATGACTTACAACCAGTCTAGTAAATATCTTACGCTAACATGGATCGTAAGCTATCCTGATTTGCAGGGCATCAAAGGCCTAAGCAGCTACGCAAAAGAAAGCATCGCTGATAACAGAACCATGGTAGATGTAGCCACCGGCGCCATCCTCAGCCCGCTAAAAGATGAAAACGGGGAAAATATTTTGGATGAAAACGGCAACAATACCTACGAAGGCAACTACGTCGGCCAATACGATTGGTTCAATATGGTAGCCGAAACGCAATCCGTAAAAGTTCACGATATGATACGCCAATACGGCCTGCAAGCAGATTGGAGCATTTAGAAAACCAACAAATAACCATAAATCTAAATTCAAAATATGAAAACAATCACTTTAGAAACATCTACCGAAAAGCACATGATCCAGGGCAGAGAAGTAGAGCTGCCATTTAATGATAAATCATTGATAAAAGAAGTAGTCAACACACCGATTGAAGGAATAAATATTGCCCAAATGCGCCAGCGCATCAACCTGCTCGACAAACTTGAAAAAGCTGGAGATAAATTGGAACTGGAAGACGCTGACTTTGATGCAATAAAAGGATTAATTGAGAATTATAAATTCGGTATCGTAAGCCGCCACGTATTGGCGCTTTGCGAAAAGTTTTTAAACCCGGAAAAACAGGATGGGACTCTTTAATTAGTACAAACATTATTTTTCTAAAGGAAAAGAGTCAACATTAGGTTCAAAATCAATTCCAAGTTTGGGGCTACAAAACCCCTTTCTAATTTTTAAAATCAAAGCTGAGTTTTGCATCGTATAAATTATTGTTGATATCCTCACATAAAATATCAAATTGCATTTTTATTAACAAGTTTGCTTGAAAAAAAAATATTACCTCCTAAAGACGTACTTTGTTCATAAATTATATGGTATGAAACTTACTTTAATTGTTCTGTTAACGCTACCGTCATATATATTTTCCCAATCATTAAACACAGAAAGAATTAATAAAATAAAAAATGCCACAGTTAGAGTCATTGTTTATGATGGGTCTTCAGTTGGTACTGGATTTTTTATAAATTCAAAAGGAGATATTGCTACTTGCTGGCATGTAATTCAACCTGCTTTAACACCGTTGGGTGTTAAAACTATTTTCATTCAACTAAACAATGAAGATACCATGAGTGTAACGATAGATACTGCGTTAATAAATAGTATCAAGCCATATCAAAAAGCCATTGGTTACGACTATTGCATTCTAAAGCCTACACGAGTTTTAAAAAACAAAATCACCTATTTGAAATTGGGCAATTTTGATAACATTTTAGAAGGTCAAGAAGTGTACACATGCGGATACCCGTTTGGCTTTTCTAATCAATTCATATCAAAAGGAATTGTATCATCAAAATATATTGAAAAAGGGAATTGGGTTCAGGTAAATGGAGATACTGCTAAATTACCAAGACATCAAGCTTTACTGGATCTAACTCTCAATAAGGGCAATTCCGGTGGCCCAATAATAAAAATAGGAAAATCATCTGATAATGATGAAGTAATAGGAATTGCTGACTTTATAATAAACCCAGTGAGTTTAATATCTGATTCAGTCAAAGATGAATTAAATAACTTACGATTATTAGAAGGAAACGTAAAAATGAATGTATTAACTGATGCTACAGGAAAAGAAATTACATCCAATGATCCTAATAAAATTGATACACAGTTATTTGACATGATTCAAAACACATCAAATGGGATTAGCGGTTGTATTTCCATAAATCATCTTATCGAAGCTTTAAAGAAGAACGAAAAGGAGGATAACGTGAAGAATTTAAAATAAACTCGGGTACATACCATTTTTCGCATTAGATATTTTCCAGAAATACATTCGTGCTATTACACCCAGTAAACACAAACATCCGACACATTGATAAGTTTCGCTCAAGATGTCGAAGTGCTGTCATGCTGAGCCTGTCTAAGTGTCTTCATTAGCATCAGCTATTTTCACATTAAAAAAAGGGTTCGTTTCATCCCCCCTCTTCAAAAACTAACTTGCCCCCTATTGCAGCAAAAAATTGACAGAGGCCGGCGCAGATCCTCGCCTGAGAAAAAAACTTAAATAATTACTATAAATACAGTGATATACAATAATTTGTCACCTAAAAATCAGAACTTGCAATAAGTTGCGACACTAAGACTTATGGCCAAACACAATAAAAAAGAACATGGTGATATGCTCATGATTTGCGGCGCTCTGCACGACATCGCGGAGATCGTCGGCAAAGAACGTCCCCCGGGCATTACTGTGAATTACGAAAACATCGCCGGCTATCTCAGAATTTGCGAGGCAAAACTCGAGAAGATCACCCTCGAGCAAATATCAACCTACGAGCGCCGCCGCAAATCCGCTTAAAAGCTAACAGCTGTCACACTGAGCCTTGTCGAAGTGCTGAGCTTGTCGAAGTCCTGCCAACTCATCACTCATAACTCATAACTCATAACTATTTAAACCTGTCCTTTTCGCCACCCTCCCCCCAATTTACTTTCGTCTTCTCTTAACCTGTGAAAAACCAAAGATGAATGTTCAAACAATTGTGGGCCAGCATCGCCGCGCTGAAAACGCCCGAACGCCGGCTCCTGTTTGGACTAATGCTATTAATAATTGTCGTGCTGTGGAATGCCACCCGAAACAACGATAGCGCAAAAGATATCCGGATTGAAAACTTAGAAAAAATAATCCGGGAAAAGGAGCAGGAGAAGGAAACGCAGCGCATCCTGATGGAAGACAAAAACGATCAGCTCCAGGAAAAACTGGAGAAGTGCACTGAAGAAAAGTATAAAGATTTAAGAGACATGCTCGACCGTGCTGAAAAATTAAAAAAGACTATCCGCGAAAAGACCAAATAACCATGAAACCAATTTTCTTCCTTTTATGCATCGCTTTCTTTATGTGCCCGCCTTTACAGACAGGCAACGCACAAAGCCAGGAATTTAGCCCAGCCAAGGGTGTCACCCTGAGCTTGTCGAAGGGCGACAATCCTAAACTCTCAACGCATCAACCCTCAGCCGATTCCCTGACCTCTCAAATAAAGGCCAACCTTGATACCGTTGCCAGGCTATTGAAGGCCCGGGATAAAAAGCAAATCGTAATCAGGAAAAAAGTTTACCACAAAACCATAAAAGACACTGTCTACATCGACACCTGCATCGATAAAGAGCCGGTCATTATTACCATTCCCGTCCCTGATACAAGCCACGCAATTCCCGAACCAGTGCAGAAAAAAAAGTGGCTTCAAAAACTATTTCATAAAAAGAAATCCACCAACAAAAAATCGCCTCATTTTTTCTAACTCATAATTCATAATTCATAATTCATAACTCCTAATTAAAAAACATGAAAACAAAATTACCCTTCTATTCAGTGCTCGCCATTCTCGCCTTCGAAGCCATCTTCCTGGCCACGCTGATGATCCAATGTCTTTTAAACCAATAAATCCATAAAAAAAATCCATGAAAAAACTAATCAATGCAATTTGGGGCTTCGTATTAAGCCTTTTCGGAAAACTATCTCCCGCAGTTAAAAAAGCCATCGACGTAGCAGTAAAAGTTACAGACGCCATCAAGACTTTTGATACCAGTAAGCCAATTGTGGCCGATATCATTACCGGCCTCATCCCGGGTACCGCCGATGATAAAATCAAAGATGTTCTAAGGGCCAACCTGCCTAAAATAGTGGTTGAATTAAAGCTCGTGCAGGCTACGCAAGGCCTCACAGATCCTGACGAAATTATGCTGGCAGCGATGAAAGCCATACAGCAACTTTCAGGCGATTACCGTAGCGCATTTCTGAATAGCCTGGCACAAGTAATTGCAGTTGTAGCCGCGGATGGCAAACTCGATTGGAACGATGCAGCCTACGTGATCAAATATTATTTCGATAACAAACAAGCCGCTTAACAGCTAACAGCTAAAAGCTAACCAATGAAAACCCTAACCACTGACCAGATCAAGGCCCTGGCCGCCGCAAACAGCTACGAATACGCAGCTCTTAATGCAGTAGTGCAGGTAGAGAGCTCTGGTCATGGTTTTTCTTCCGTTACCGGGAAAATTATCATTCAATTTGAACCAACCTGGTTCAAAAGAAAATATGCCGACTGGCAAAAATTCCAGGCTAATCACACCTGGCAAAATAACGGCGTAGATGATCAGACAGCCGAATGGCGGGCATTCAATGATGCCTTTTCCCTAAGCGCCTCTGCAGCCATGCAGGCCACCAGTATCGGATTGATGCAAGTCATGGGATTTCATTACCAAATTCTCGGCTTTAAATCAGTCGGTGAAATGTGGGACCATGCAAAAGAAAGTGAAGCCAACCAGCTCGATATCGGTATTAGATTCATAAAATCAAATCCCAAACTCGACCAGGCGTTGAAAGAAAAAAACTGGCGCCTGTTCGCTTACTATTACAACGGCTCACAGTACGAAAAATTTAATTATCACAATAGGCTTGCAAGCGCCTACAAACACTCTCAAATTAGCCCGTTTTAATCCTTCCTATAAAAACCAGGCGGCCTTATCCACCGCCACGCCCCGCATCTCAATGCGGGGTTTTTTGCATTCATAACTCATAACTCATAATTCATAACTAAAATCCCTGTCCTTTTCTCACCCCTCCCGCCGCTCTAATATTGCGCTGTGGTAACAATCAATCTATATCATCCCGGCTCTATTGACTCAATGATATCATTCCCAAATGAATGGAATGATCTTGCTGAAAATGAATTGCGATTCATTGCAAAAGTCATTTTGAATCAAACGAAAGAAAACGCCATCGAATCCCGCCCATTAATTATCAAATTTATTTTGAGTGAACGCACTAAAAAAATTAAGCTCCCGGTTAATTTTTTCAATCTGTTGGATCCCGAGGAAATTGTCATCAGCTTATTTCCGCTGCTCGACTTTATTGTCAATAAAAATGACCGCACCGTTTCCCCTTCTCCCCTCTCCATCAGGAAAGGTATTGGAGGTGACGCAATCTGCAAGCCATTCGACGAAATCACTTGCGGCGAATATGAAGACTGCGAAATCGCGGCCGCACGATTTGCCGAAGAAAAGGATATGAAACACCTGGCAGAAATTGCCGCGATTCTGTTCCGCCCGAAAGGGAAAGAATACATCCGCTATAATGCGCGCGCAGACGCTTATGTCACTTATCCAGCAGATAAAAAAGCGCCGCAATTTCTGAAACTTCCTCCGGAACAATTATACAGCATTTTCATTTGGTATGCCGGCTGTAGAAGCCAGCTCTCATTGTATTTCCCGGATGTGTACGAAAAAGGAAAGAAAAATGGTGTGGCTGATCCGATGGTTTTTACCAACACGATTCACGCCGGCGCCGGACCAAAAAACGGAAGCAGAAACCAGATCCGCAGGATGAAGCTTTACGAATTTCTCTACGACTGCAACCAGGAAGCCATTAAGGCCAAAGAGCTGGCCGCAGAATATGAAAAAATGAAATAAAATGGTAAACGATTATATAAATTATTTCCGCTCACTCGCTATCTCACACAAGGACCTGAAACATGATCCGCTGAGCGACACCGGTGACAGTCCTTCCGGAGAGAAACATTTCACCCGGATAAGCATTGAAGAAGTGGTAAAAGGTATGCAGAGCGCTGTTTTCTTCCCATGCATGACGCTTGAACTATACGAAAACCACACCAGCGCTGAGAGCGCTGTAAATGTAAAATCGCAGCCCTCAGGCGCATTCATGATCATAGATCATCCGGGTGATGATTCTTTTGCTGCTCAGCAGGCATCTTATGCAAAATCTGAACAGATCATTTACGAATTGCTGCAGCGAATTTACCAGGACCACAAACCCGGTTCTAATGCATGCAGTCGCCCTTTCAAATCCTTCAGTTTTGACAAGCTGGAGATAACACCGGTAGGCCCAGTTTTCCAGGGCGAATTCGGGTACCGTGTAGAATTCAATTTTGAATTGCAAAACCAAATCAACATCACTAATCCTCCGGCGGCCGGAACATTCACATAATTCATAACTCATAATTCATAATTCATAATTCATAACCTTGTCACTAAAGCAAACCTTCATCCTGAAATGCCTCAACGAGTACAACTCATCCGTTGTGGAGATGATGCGTTCGCAAATGAATAAGCTGAAGGTGAATGACACCGGTGAAGGGCTTCAATCCCTGGCTTATAAAGTTTTTCAATCCGGAAACGAAGGCGCTTATTCAAATCTCACATTTAAAGAATATCTCCGCTTTGTCGATATGGGTGTCGGCCGTGGCCATCCGCTTGGAAGCATTGATACCGTTGGCGTCGAATTGCAGGCCAGCAAACGCAGAGGATTGAAATATGTAAAAGACAAAACTTTCAAACCTAAAAAAATCTATGCAAAAATCGCTTACGGCCGCTTGCCGCACTTAACAGGAAAATTGCTTTACGGCTTCACCGACGAAGCGATTGCAGAACTGAAAGCAGAACTGGAAGGCAATCCCCCAATTCATAATTCATAACTCATAATTCATAACTCACAAAGTGCCTACACTAAATCTCCTCAAATCCCCATACGAAATTTCCTTCACCGGCAACCCCATGCCATTCATTTGGCAGGTGGCGCCTTATGGCAACCGCGAGCAAAGCAGTGATATCACAGTCACCGTGCGCGTGCTGATAGAAAATATTTTCAGTTCCGGAAACTTTGAAGAGGTATATGTACAGAAATTATATCCTGCCGGCGATGGCACCGTGAAGCTTGATGTAGGCTCAATAATAAGTCCATACCTGGAATACTATACCCCGCGCACTGACCTCATAAAACCAATAGAGGCGCCCAATCAGCGCAAAAGATACCAGGTACTTACCACCTTTGATGCACCCGGATTATTTCCTCCAGGGTATTACGATTTGCCACCGATGTATGAAGAGCCGGTTTATTATTTCGCAATCAAAGGAGGCCTGGCAAAAGAGGCATGGCATTACAAAGAATTTTTTACAAAAATTATCCAGGAAGAAAAACAACCGCTTCTCTTTTCTGCAGCAAAGGAGTTGGTAGATCCTGAGGCGTTGAAATTTGTTTTTTGGATGTACCCGGATGATGACAATGCCGCGCAAACGGTTACCTATACCATCTATTGCAGCGATGGCACTACGGTTATCAGAACAAATACCAATTTGCTGACATCAGGAAAATGGTCGGTGAATTGTGCGCCGGCCGGTTTCAATCAATGCGGCCTTGATGCATGGGTGCCCGCCAATAAATCGGCCGTTAAATATTCTATCAAAATAAAAACTGCTGCAGGAGCTGTAGTGGATGAATATTTTTTCACCCTCGATAACAGAAATTTCTATGATAAATATTTTCTCCTTTACCGTAACAGCATTGGCGGATTAGAAACCGTCAGGCTACTTGGTCAGGTGGACCTGGCAGCCGAGTATGACCGTCAGCAAGCCCGCAGAACGGCCCCGCCTAATTGGTTCAGCAGCGCAGAGATAACCGACGAAGCCACCGAAGAAACTTTTTCTTATACAGCTGACACCGGATTTATGAGTAAAGAACAATTGCTGAAGCTTCGCGATTTATTTCTTTCTAAAGAAGTGAATCAATTCACCACTTCCAACTCACTACTGACGCGAGTTGTTATCACTTCCAGCAAAGCAAAATTCTTCTCCAATAAAGACAACCTGGTATCAACCTCAATAGAATGGCAAAGCGCTGTTATCAATTCATTCTACACGCCTGCAGCATTGATGCCACAATCGCGCACATGCCCTGCAGTTGAGCAATTCATAGCAGAACAATTGAACAAAAACACCTTGCAATTTATGTGGAGCCTCGAAGATCCCTACCAGGATATTGAAGTGCAGGTAATCATTAATGACGTCACCACCATTTATACTTTCAAAGGCAATGCCGGCATGACCCTGCAGAATTTTGATAACCCAATTACCGATAATTCGATTCTAAATATCACGCTAAAGGTGCGTACGATTTGTAATCCGGATTCGGTGCCGGTAGAGTATGGACCATTCGCCACGTCTTTCCTTACCATTCAAGGCGATTCATTGCCGGTGGCCGTGGATGATACATTCCAGGTGCCGATAGGATTTTCCGGCTTGCTCCCGGGAAGCTTGCTGGATAACGACTACGATCCGGATGGCGATCCCATTGAGGCCGCAGCAAACTGGGGCTTGTTTGGCAATGGTTCCAGCCCGGCCACATTCCAGGTAGACGTTAACGGAAAAGTTATCATCTCCGGCGCGCCGATCGATATGACCGGCCGGCAAACATTCGATTACCAGATTCACAACCCCGGCAGTGACCAATATGTCACAGGCCATGTCTTCGTCACATTTGGCAATGGCCCACAGGCAGTGTTCGCAAAATTCGTAATGCGAAATTTAAAAAACAGTTCCCTTACAACTACCGGTGAAGCGTGGATTGATTATTTCAGTGACCCCGCCTGCACAGTGCCGGTGAATGTGTCAGCTCTTGGCCTTACCATAAATGCAAAAAGAGAATGGAAAAATAATGGCTCTGTAGAGGAAACGCAAAACTTTACTATTGCGGCCCAGGGCACCAGGAACTTTGTGTGGAGCGGCACCCTTTCTCAATCAATGTTTGTCGGCACCCCTTGGCTGGTAAATGTGTTCACCGTATTAACAGGCGCCGGCTATATCCCCGTAAACTCATAACTCATAATTCATAATTAAAAAAAGTGCTTCAACTATATATCTACGGCCCCCGCGAATCTGGATTCCTTGATTTGGATCCTGCATCAGAATTGCAGATGGAATCAGATGCGGATATCTTTGATGAAGACCTTTCAACCGGCGAATTTTCTTTACCACTCGATGTTCCATGGACAGAGCCAAACAGAAGATTGCTTGGCTTTCCGGAACGCTTTAAAAACGGAATTCCGGAAGGGATTTTTTTTAAATGCGTGGCCTATGATAATGGATATCCTGAACTCACTGCAGCAAAATTTACGATCATCGGAAAGAGCGGAAATTTCTCCGGGACAAAGGGGAAATTTTCCGCGACGGTTACAGGTACAAAAGGTTTATTCGGAAGTCTGATCAAAAAAAAATACCTGACAGATCTCACACTTGGCGGAAAGATATCATGGACAGATTTAGACAGCCGCCAATTTGCTGAAGGACTGATGAAAGGCGCCTTCCCGCAATACAATCACATCACTTTCGTGCCGGTGGCCATCGAAAATTTTTTCGATACATCGCGCCCGGATTACGATACCGAATTCCTGGCAAAAGATACCGTAAATACCGTAATCATTAACGGCGCCGGCGCTGATGGTTGGACCTTTGGCCGGCCACAGGAAACAGATCCTGCTGCAGCTGCTGTGCCAGGTACCGAAGAGTACGCTGATTATCGCACAGTACCATTTATCAGAACGCAATATTTACTGCGCAAAATTTTTGAAGAAAATGGCTATAAGGTTTCCGGCGAATTCCTGGAAAGCAACGATTATGCGGATTTGGCAACATTCAATAATTATGCGATCGAAAATTATTCGCCTGGCCACATTGATTACAATCGCGCCATTTATCCAACGAATCACGTTCCTAAGATCTACATCATTGATTATTTGAAAGGCCTGCTTGGCTTCTTCAACATTTATCCTGTCTTCACCGGCGACGATGAAGTGCAATTGATTCTTAGAAAGAATCTGAAAAAAGAAAAGAAAGTTTTTTCACTCAACGGCATAGCCGGTGAGCTATTCAACAGCACACGTGATGAACAGGATAACGGTGATGGATACACGTTAAGTTATGCATGGGGCAATGATGATTATTCAGGCGATCGTGTGAAGGACCTGAAAGACAAAAACTTAATTGCAACGGTGGCCAGGGTTGAAGAGCTGGCGACGGTAAACATCGGACGGCAATTAACCACCGATGATATCGTTTTTGTAACGGCTGAAAATTTATATTACCAGGTAGCAGACGGCACCAGCGACCCGGTAAAATGGGATGCCTATGCTGAGGCGCTCGATGATTATAAATCGGGCAACGGTGACCGGCCGGTAGATATCTCTATTTCAACTTTATGTACCTATGTCGAGTTGCAGCCGGACACTGAGCTTTATGTGAAGCGCGATTATGTTGGTTGCCGCATGGCCGGCTCCTATATCAACAATAAAGGCATTTTGGTAAAAAATGATTTTGACAACAAAATATTTTTTGCAAAAAGAAGATACAATAGCAGCAATGTGCTGGTACCATTTTCGTACAACCACAACCGTGATGCTGCCAATAATGTAATAAATGCATTCTCACTCGCATGGAGCGGTGACACCGGAATAGCGAAAACATTTCACGATGCCTGGCAGCAAATAAAACAAAACCAGGAAACGGTAAAAACTTTCCTCCGCATCAATCGCCGCGTTGCCGCCGCATTGCAAAAAAATAATTTCTTTGAAATTAAAGGAACATTGTATTTGCTAAGCAAAACAGAAAAGACGATCCCGATGAAAGACACTGTAGATGTGGAGCTGGTGGTTGCGTGATGTCAGCCTGAGCTTGTCGAAGTGTAACGAACGTTGTCGAAGGCGGTGTAGGGATGATCAGCTTATCAACTTATTCCAATCAAATGCAAATACGGTTCTACCTCTTTTTTAAAAACCTCTTCATTCATTACTCTCAATGAAGATCCTTTCGCCAGCAGATCCGTTATTTTTTCCATCTTAGATGGACCAGCGCCTTTCCCTATCACCACGATATTAGTACGGCCACTTATCGATGTATTCACGTCTGCACCCAACTTTTGTAAAAGGTAACATACAGTAGGACGATCCCATTCCTGCAGATCGCCAGTGAACACTACCTTTTTATCGTAGAACGGATTCTCCGGCGGAGCGCCATCTAGATTTTGGGTAAGAAAATCTGCGCTGATTTCTTTGTATTCGTATGCTTCCTTGTAGCTTTTGCCCTTTGGTTTAGAGGTAGCTTTTGGCAAATCAGGTGTACTAATTACTTTTTTCTGTTCCGAATCGTAATAGATAATAATATCAGCATCTACACGATCGAAATCAAAGATGTGTGCGATAAAAGCTCTGTAATCTCCCTGTATTATTTCTCCTACTTCTTCCGTTTGATCTGCCGGCACATGGCCAATCATTCCGGAGCCGGCCATTACCTTTATTGCATTTGAATCATATTTATTACCAGGATCTCTTTTTAAGGTCACTCTATCATAGATAGCGCATTCGCTCAACCTGTCCTGGTAGGATTTTACATGCAATCCTTTTACATCAAAAGTATATTCATCGGGGTATTGCTGCAGGTTCTCTTTTTCCGCCTGGTAAGCAGAGATGTTAAGTTCATTATAAACCTTGCTATACAGAATAAAACCACCATTCATTTTTGATTGGAAAAGATTTTCTAATTGCTTTGGAATTATAATTCCTTTTTGCCGAAACTGAGTGTAGACCTGCTTTACAATGTCCTTATCATGGTTTAAAATAAACCTGGCGACATCTTTAGGATTTGCGCTTTCCGGATTTGGCACCGCCATGTTTTGCTGAATTGTTTTTTGAGGAAGCGTATAAGATGCTTGGTTGCTTTTATTACCGCTTGCTAAAATCAAAATAATAATGATGGCTACAATTGCTACTGTCATTCCCATCTCCTGTTAGTTTTCTTGTTTAAAAATTATTCTCAGTTTTGGTTTGTATTTTTGAGTAATCGCCCCTTTGTTTCTCCATACCACTACGAGGCCCTTTTTCGTACCGGTTCTCCGCCCTGGGTTCCATTAACCAGCATCCGAATTGTTTCAGCCTGGTTCTCTATCGTTCGTTGTTGGCTTTCGATTATACCAAGACAGTGAGCAAGGTTACCATAAGGTGCCAAATCTTCAGCTACTTTATTTGGAACATCTTCCATGCTTTCCAGATATTCCAGACCTTCCAGGACAAATTTTTCGATTTTTTTATAATCGTCAGGATCGCTTGGTTTCGTTCCTTTTTCCCATTTGTAAATATTCTCTGGGTCAATCCCAAGGCGTGCTCCCAGCTGAGGTGCTGATAATTTCAACTCTATTCTTTTTGCCTTTATTTCTTGTCCGGAGACCATTATTAAAAAAAATTTTTTATAAAACCTGGAAACAAACTTGGAAAGCTGGAAAACTTTCCATTATCTTTGTTTAAGGATGTCCAAAATAATCCGATAAACATAAAATAAATAACTGAATTATGCAAGCGAACGAAATAAAATTATCGACCAAAGAACGCTTGGGGCGGGAACTAAAATCGATCAGTGAAGAAGTAACTGCGGAGGATAGGCAAATGTTTACAGACGAGTATGGATATAAGAGGTCAACAATAAGTGACTATATCCGCGGCCACGTGTACAACATTGATGTAGCTATGAAGATGCTTCTCTTTTTCAGAAGCAGAATTGCCGAACGGCACAGAATCATTGAAACCGCTGAATAACCCGCTCCCCAATGCAAACCCTCACCATCAACCACAATTACAACGGCAAATTGTTCAACGACAATTTTTCGCACATCGAGCCATTTTCGATGGAGCTGGAGGAAGGTGTGCAGTTGGAGCTAAAACACCAGGGACAAATATTTGGCATAGTAGAGATTAAAACAATTAAAGAGGTGCCCTTCGCACGCATCACCGAAATGATGTCTTTTATTTTATGCGGCGAGCCACTCCATTACCTATGTGCCAGGCTTAACGAGCAATACAACAAAGGCGTGCCGCACGCCGCTGACAAATTATTCATGCACATAGTGCTCGGATATACGCAAAGAAATTTTCACAACCAAAAAGGCTTCCTGGATAACTGGTGGGCCGCTAAACAAAGTGAATGTATAACACGCTAAAAATTACAATCATGATAAATCAAATCACAGACACTCCCGTTCTTAAAGACTTCGTCTCCCCACTATTGTGCGAAGACTTGATGTATGCAGGCTTCGCCCTTCATGCTACATTCTCATGGAAAATATACCATGACCAGGTAATGCTTCACACGCTCGCATTCGACATTGATGATTATTACAAAGATGGCTGTGCGGCGCTTGATAAGATAACGCCGCCAAAAAAGATTTTGCCAGCCTTCACCATCAAAGAGATTGAACCACATTTACCCGACTACTGCACTTGCCGCGTAAATAAGATGTATGAAATGTCGCTCGATAAAAACTACTACATCGAGCCGATAAAGGCTGAGCGCCTTCCTGATCTGTTCGCGTTCATGATGCTTATGTGCATCAGGAAAAAAGTGATTAACCCTTCTAAAATCTTCTCCCTATGAAAATAACTTTTGAAAAAATCGTGTACGTCTTCATTTATCTGCCTATCTCGTTGCTGGCAGTTTTACTCACCGACGCGATACTCTTTGTGATCCGTAAAATGAAGGCAATTAAGAAAATATTCTTATGCCTGGTAGCCTTTGTAAGCCTGAGCACGTCGAGGGCTTTTGCACAAAAGCGTATAACGCCTGATACCATCTTCACAAAAAAAGTGAAGCCTGCCACCGTAGAGATGAACCGCAAAACCGGTAAGGTGCAGCGCATCTGGTTTAAAACCGTGAAGGTAAAATCAGGATTCATCCCGCGCATTAACGATAGCCTGTGGCTGGTAAATGGCCGTGCGCTGAAGATGCATAAGGACGGCGACAAAACAAATACAGAAATAGTTTTTGGACCATTACCAGTAAACCAATAAATCACTCAAATTTTTATTTTATGAACCACCATGATAAAAAATTCTTAGAATCCATTCCAAATGACAATATCGAATGGGTTGCTCAGCAAATCATCACCAGGTTTACCGATAAGCAATTTAAACAGCTTCAGGCCTCTTTCGAATTGCTAAACGAGGTTATATACAAAAGCTGGGCGCGCGACATGTCGTTCAGAGAAATAAAAGAAGCTATTGACCTTGTTGCCGAACCCGCAATTAAATAATTCAAATTTTTATTCCATGAAACTATCCGCAGAAGAAATCGAAAAAATCCGCGCAGCAAATAAGCAGGAAATGAAAGAACAAATAAAAGAATCAAAATCGTGGCATCACTTCATCAGCAAGATGAAAGCAAAGGGCGCGCTGGTAAATAACAGTAATGGCTACACGAAAATTAAAATATAAAATTATGGCACAGGAAAAAACACTTCAGGAACTCTGTGATGAATTGCAAAAGAAGGCAGAAGAAAGAGGATGCAACCTAATATGCATCTGCGATTTTGAAGATAAAGACGGCCTGTATGTTGGCGGCACTTATGAGCCAACTATGATGTCGGATATCATAGCCAACGCCACAGAAACAAACGAGCAGTTTCGGGACCTGTTCGAACGGGCTACGCTGGAAGTAAGCGTACGAAAGCTGAATGAATTGTTGAAACAAAGAAACCCGTTGGCATCAATAAAAATCTAATTTTTCATCATCTATAAAAAATCAAATATGTACACTCATAATTCACCACTCATAACTCATCACTCATAACTCATCACTCATAACTCATGCAAGACACCACCTACACCCAGGCCGTCAATCTAAAGACAACGCTCAATTACCTCAACGCCCTGAAGGCAGAGCTGAGCGATGCAGCTACGCAAAAAGTAATTGTGCTAAAGAGCAGGCCGCAACCCGCAGCGCCACCCGCAGCGCTCACCACATCCCTGGCCGCGATGGAAAGCTTTTTGTTGGCCCAGGCGGTAACAGAAGTGCAGGATCAGATTGATACACTGCAGGCGCAATTTGATGCCTTGCAGGATACCTAAAAAATATGTCAAACCTAAAATTCAAAATAAGATGGACCTAACAGATTTCAACTCAGCAAAAACCTTGCAAGACACTATTAACGGCATCGCCGCCGTACAGGCAAAAAACGCTACCACCGGCGCAAAAGTGGCTATCAGTGTTGCCGATGAAAAAGGTAATTCATTGGTAACGCCTGCACAGCTTAAAGAAGTGCTCGGCGCGGCGTACGATACGCTTTGCGGTACCACACTTACAAGCCTGAACACGGCGCTTACCACGGCAAAAACCACCGCCCAAACCAGCTTTGATGCGTTGGGCGTATAAACGGGGTTGTTTTTTAATCATAGTGTAAGTGCTGCTTCCATCCCTCTCTCCGGAGAGGGAGAAGAAGCAGAAAAAGAATATCAGCGAAATGGATGAGAACCAAACTGAAATAATTACCAGGTACACAAGCGCACTTTCTAAAAAAGAACCTGCAGAGCTTGGAAAATTATTGCAGCAATTATACCTGGACAAATTTGAGTATGAACAGGCAAAAGTAATTGTAGAGCATTACGAGCTGTTTGGCGTGGATCACAACAACGCAATGATAGCAGCTTGCGAAAACATTTTAAACGAAAAAAAATCATAAACAGCAATGAGAAATTTAGCAATTGTAGGTGTGTTATTTTTTATCGGCCTTATCGTCCTGCTCATGTGGGGATGGCCGCAATACAACGTGTATTCGCAACGAAAAAAAGGCGAAGCAATGTTAGCTCACGCACAATCCTCCCGGGAGGTGGCCGTTGCTGAAGCAAAAGCGAAAATGGAATCTGCATCGCTGCTCGCGCAGGCCGATACTATCCGGGCTCATGGAATAGCCCGGTCAAATCAAATCATCGGGCAATCGCTCACAGATGCTTACCTGCATTGGTTTTGGATAGACAACATTGATAAAAGCAACAATGTAATTTATGTGCCAACAGAAGCCAATCTTCCTATCATGGAAGCTGGCCGGCAATGGAATAAAAAAGCTTTGATTGATTCAATAAAATAATTTTTCTATGAGAAACTATATAAATGCGGATGGCGAAGAAGTAGCACTTGACGGTGAATATGAATTTGATTTAGCCTGGTGCTATTCCCGTATCAAGGCTTGGAAAGGCTGGTATTTTAGAAAGAATAGCGCAAAAAAAGCTGCAATACAAATTAGGCAAAAATATGAGATTGGAGAATTAGAGCAATATACGAAACAATGGCTTGAGCTGTGGCTGAATCATAAAATGATTGAACAAATCAGAATTCGTGATGAGGCCTATGATACGCTTACCAGGGGCATGAAACAGGATGAAATCGGAGGTGGCAATAATCTCATTTTTACAACATTAGAAATCTTCATTCCTCAAAAGAAAAAAATTGCATGAGTAACCCGGCATTGATAAGAACCATACAACCAACAGTAAGGCCGCTGCTAACCCCCGCGGAAAAAAGTATAGTAGATTTGATTTCACAGGCAATCATCACTAAAACTTTCGAACATGAAAAAAGGAATTCGTTATCTGCGATTCAGCAAAGACAAACAAAGCGTATTGAGCATAGAGCGTCAGGATCTCGTAACCGCGCAATGGATGGACCACACCGAAATACAAATTTTTGATACGTTCATCGATGATGGTTATTCGGCAAAAACATTCGACCGGCCAGACATGAAAAAACTAATGGAATTTGTGAAGAAAAATTACCGCGATATTGATTACCTGGTAGTGGCTGAGCTCACACGCTTCAGCCGGGATCTTGGCGATGCGGTTAACCTGGTGAAGAAAATACAAAAGGCTTATGATATCCGCATCGTAAGCGCCAGCCGTGGCGCCATCTACGATTGCAGCGACAGTAATTCTTTCTTCATGATGTCGCTCGAATTCCTGTTAGGCAATTCTGAAAATCTGAAGCGCGAAAGCGATATCAATGGCGGCATATACACTGCCAAGGCGAAGGAAGGTAGATACATTCATGGCCAGCCGCCGTACGGCTATTACAAAGAAGGAAAAGGTGCAGAATCACGGTTATGCATACACGAAGATCAGGCGAAGGTAATCCGCTACATGTACGCTGCTTATTTAAAAAATATTCCGCTCATCGCCATTTATGAGCGGGCGAAAGAAATGGGATTTCCTCATAAAGGCCACGGCGCCATTCAAAAAATATTGGCCAACCCGATCTATTCAGGACAGCAACAGGTAAAGTCCTGGAGAGAGCACCCGGGAGGCTTATTCCCGGCACTTCATCAACCCATCATAGATTTGATCACCTGGCGCGATGCGCAGGTAAAATTGAAAGGGAAAACGCGCCCGGGGATTAATGTATCAGATGCAATGCCGCTGCGGGGCGTCTTGCGCTGTTATTGCTCTCAACCGGTTACCGGCGCACCGAGCCGCAACCGGTGGGGCAATTATTATTACTACTACAAGTGCAAGCATTCGCACCATGTAAATATTTCAGTGATTAAAGCACATGAGAAGTTAGATGCGGCCCTGGGCTACATGAGCCTAACGGCCAGGATGGCCCAGGCAATCCGCATCGCCAGCGAGCAGCAGTTCGACGTGCAGGTAAAGGAAAATAGGAAGATCCTCACCCGGAAGAAAAGCGAGCTTTCGCAGATTCATGATCAGATTGCGAGCCTGGAAGAAAAGTACATCGCCAACAGGATTGAGTTTGAAACCTATAACAAATGGTTTAGCGAGCTGCGGCAGCGCCGCACAATAACGAAGGCAGAAATTGACAAGCTGCAGCGCGATGACAACAGCCTTTATTTGCTTTTGCAAAACAATATTGAGCAGCTCACCGACCTGCCCTATATGTACAGGCGCCTTGATACAACAGCAAAGCAGGAATTTATAAGATCAGTGTTCGACAACAAGCTCTATTGGAGAGACAACATCTATCGAACCCCTTATATAATTCCTGCTTTTACACATAATTCACTGATTTTAAAACAAAAACAGCTACTTATTGTGGAAGAAGAAAAGGGACTTTCAACGAAAGTCCCTCAAGGTGGAGCCCAGGGGAGCCAAATCGAACCCCTGATAAATCTCTTATCCTTCCTGTCTTCCACTAAGGTAGCATAAATCTTTATGCAAGCCGATGCGAAAAGCCATTAGAATCACCGGGACAGAAGAACTGATAAACAATATCATCAGCCAGGTACAAATCATTACCCGGGAAGAACAAAATCATATAAATTTTTTGGGACGGAACGAATTCTCCATGATCGGCATGGAGTACCGTACGCATGCTCAGCGGGGCGGTGATGTAGAGCTTGTGCTTGAGGCTGAGAACCCAATGCTATTTTATAAACTGGGCCTGTACACGGCCCCATTAATCAAAAATATATTGAAGTAAAAACTATTGGCCCGCACGCCCTGGCCAGGCACTGACATACATTTTATTTAGGCATAAATAAAAACGGAAACCGCCCGTTTAGGGCGGTTACAGGCAGATTCTACACTTTTTTTCGCAATAGAAAGAAGGTCTAAAAGCTGCCAAAGCTAAGGTTTTGCGCTGAATTAACGCAAATCTTTCCTCCAATATTATGCTCCTGATTAGAATTGTGTGCCGATCACAAAAATGATGGCAGGGCAACACGCCTTAAGTGTGCCCCTGCCAGACCATACGCATCATTTTAACTCTTAATAAAAATATCATGGAAAGAAACCAAAAAGCAATGATATATCAATTGCGAGCCGGCGACCGGTTTTACAAGTTTACAGACAAGAACAAAACGGTTCTTGAGAAAGTGGACCACAAAACAAAGCAGACGAATTATCGCACGTACAAGCATTGGGCTATAGATGCAAAATATTGTGGCCGCATGCTCACTGCAGATCAGATCGAATTGTTTGCAAAGCCACTCAACAGCGATACTGAAGTGATTTTTTTAAGGCATAAAGAACTAGCTGCTCAATGATCGGAGAAGTAAAAAAAGAAGCCAGGTGCGTGGATGTATACATTCCGGAAGAGCTCGTGAATTATGTGCTCACTGAAACAGAAGTGTGCGGCCGTTATGTCACGACGCGTAAGAAAGGAAATAAAACGCATCCAATGATGAAAATAATGGGGCTTTATTTATTATTAAAGGCCGAAGCGCCAGGCTCTTCATTGATTCAAAATTATGTAAAACAAATTCCAACGCTGTGCGCCAGCTTCTCTCTTTCGAGACGGACTTTCTACTACCATATCGGCACGCTTGAAAGGCTAAAATTAGTCACGAAAGACACTGATGGCAATCTCCGGATTGCAAGCTGGCAGCAGCTTGGAAAAATACTTGACATCAATACAAAAAGAAAAACCAAAATAAAATTCAACTATGATTCTAAACAACAAATACACTGGTGGTTTGCCGCCTTAGACGTCAGGGAAAACCAATCGCTTCAAAGCTATATGATACAGAAGAAACTGAGCAAAAATTCGGAAGCAAAGAATAGTCTTATAACGGCAATGGTTAAACGTGGGTTTGACCTGGAAAGAATTGACGATGCAGACTATTTCGCATCGCGTCTATTCAGCCTTTATCTGGAAGATTTCCGCACCGGCACAGAAGTTCACGACATTCTGGTTCTTATTCGCAGCGATGTAAACAGATCGGTTAAGAAGTTGGCGTATGACTGGTGCATCAGTGCACAGCTTACAAGCTATTGGAAAAAGCAAATGAAAGGCCAGGGGATCGTTGATGTCACGAAAATGCACGTCGTGAGCCAGTGGAGCAAGGAAACAAATGATTGTCATAAAAACAGGTTTTGCCATGTGATCTGGAACAATCACATAAAGCAAAGGGTTTGGTTTTTATGCGACCAACTTTCAGTAATAATGCCCTGGAAGTGGCAGGAGTTTTTAGAAAAAAACAAGGCCGAAACGGCCGCCAATAGCGCCTAATGCAAAAATTTTTAATAACAAGATATTGATAAATTATAGTTTGAGAAACTTGTACGTCATGTACATCTTATTCAAATACTTGTACAAGTTGTACTACATGTACATGAATGGCCGAAAAAAGTTTTTCACATGTGAATTAATCACCCTTAAAAAAATAGCCAAATGTTAGTAAAAGAGCCCAAAAATGGAAAAATGGCAAAAGAAAAATGCAGGTTTATGATGTTCTGCCGTGTTAAGGAGAATTCATCTTTCAGATTCAGGCATTTTGAAGATCCACTAGTAGGATGGATTCGCGGAGACAAGTACGACAAACAAAATGTAGCAAAAATGCTTCAGTACCTAATCAATTACATCAAAAATCACAACCGTCAGTATGTACACATGACCATTTGCGATACGGCTAAAAGTCCACACGAAGAAGATTACATCATTTTAAAAATACTTAATGGCGTGCCAAAGATTAACAGGCTGCCGGGATATGGGATACTCCTTGAAAATTATAATCTTCCGGAGCAATTGAGTTATGAAATCAAACCAGAATTTTAAATTTTATAAAACGAAAAGCTTATGCCATCTAATCTAAGAAAACCGGAACCAGCTCCGGATGAAAATTTCAAATCAATTCTTGTTCCTTTAAAATACAGGAATGAATATTATGCACAGGAAAAAAAGCTATGCCGGTTTGACCTTTACTTACATAAGAAAAAAAATCTATCTGCATTCTTTGATGGAACCTGGGAAAAGTGGTGGCGTGGAGATAAACAAGGGGAAGAAGACGAAGCAAAAATGCTGTGCTATCTACTAATGATAATCAAGAATCATTATGCCAATTACTCGCTAATGATCCTATATGATAATTCTCTGTTTGGTTCCAGGGCTGACCGACAAATATTTAAATTTTTAAATGATCGGGTGGAGCTAAATAAGCTTATCGATTATGAAGCCATAATCACAAAAAAATTACCTGACTGGATGAAGTTGTAACCAATAAATCATCGATGAAAACTTTAAAAATAAATCGCCAGCATCTTGAGGATCTCTGCGGATATTTTTTGCCTGTGATGATGCAAATGCTCGATGCCAGGGCGTTGATTGAAAGAGGTACTGAATACGAATATCTTTTACGTATAGGCGTATCCGTTATGAAGGATGTAGAAAAGAAACTGATGAAAAAATATCTAACGGAAAGCTTCAAGTTTAAAATAAAATTTTCTGAAGCTGAGGCAATTATACTGATGAAATTATTACTGCAGTTTCCTCTGTCAAGTGTTGATTTCTGGCGGCTGAATTTAAGAAACAATATTGTTGAACAATTACACAAACAATTGATATGATACCCACATTTTTAGGAGCCCCGTATTATCCGGGCGGATTTCCGGTACCCTTTGAAAATTTATTAATGAATGGCGAATCATTGAAGGACCAGGCAGTTCGCTATTATGAAGGTGAAGCTTCCGAAACCGACGTGGAAAATCTGAAAGAATATGTGATTTATTACATCGGCGCGCCCTGCTTTATTTTCAAATTCGATAATGAAAAGCAGGAGCAATATTTTAAAACAAAACTTTCCCTGGACGACATGCTGGACCTTCTACTCGATGCCGGCCTGGATCCACTTTAAACCAAAATAATTTTTATGACACACTTACAAAAAGCAATTGTATTAAGCCTTTTAGACGGCTGCAATATCGCAAACAGTTGCCGCAATGGATTTCGTTTGCGCACGCCGCAAAGCGCGGTTATTGCTAAGTTTTATTCACCCACGTTTGATTCATTAAAGCCTCTTTTACGAAAAGAAAAAAACGGATTGTATGTTCTGGATAAAAGGCATGTGCGCTCGCTGCATGGCCAGGCCTGGGTAAAGAAGGAGTATAAGAAGAAATTAAAATCAAATCAAAATAATCATTAAAAAATGTACTACAAAATCACCAACAAACATTGTAAAATCTATAAGGAGCTGCACAAGCTGCGCTCTAAAGAACATGAATTTGATAAAGAAAATCTATCGTCGATAGAATCAAAAACCGGTTTGACGTTTCAACAATTTTTGGGGCATTCCTCTCAACAAAACTTCAACAGAGTAAAAGAATATACCGGATTTAAATTTACTGAACCCGAAAAAGTTGATCCTAAAATCTGGAAGCGTCATAAAGAATTGCAAGATATCTATGTACCAAACAGGGCAACGAAACTGGGCAGGGAAATGGCTGATTTTCTCTTTCGCGGATTGAAGGGTAGCCGCTATTCTAAAGTGTTTGAAATTTTAAATCTAGAACACCCACGTCGCTTCACTTTTCCTTTTGTAGAAATTGCCGGTGATGTAATACTGCTTTACCTGGGCGATGACCAGGAGCCGAAAAGCAAAGATGTAATTGAGATCACAAAAAGAGAGTTTACAGAGATTAACGAAAAATCTCGTGATAATAATTCAAAAAATTCAATAAAAAATGGCAAAATTAAAAGCACGATTTAAGAAAGCATTGTTTGCATTCTTCAAGGATGAAATTCTTAATGCAGTGGGATATAATGGCACTATACAAAAACTCCAAATCGTAACAAAAGAATTGGAATTTTCAGAGATAAAAGCTGAAATTCTTTTAGAAGAAAGGTATGGTGAACCGATTGTAATTGTTTACGAAAGGGCATTGGAAAGTGCCAAGCGTAGATTATTCGAAGAAAGTATGAAGTTCATTCATATAGATGAAAGTTCAATCATGGATAGCCATGTTTACCCACATCGGGCGATTCGTGTGAGCTTGTATGTCGGTTCGTAGATAACAGAGTATTTCCTAACAATTTAAAATAAAAAAAAATGTCAGAATTAACCTTTGGACAGAAAGCAGTTGGCTTAACGTTTAACCCTTCCGGGGATGATGCAGTCGGAAAAGCAAAGCAAACTTTTGCTGATGCTATTGACCAATTAAATGACTTGCGTAATTCAACAACAAGTGGCGAAGTAAAACGCATGTGCTCTGTTGGAATTACAGAAGCTCAATCAGCTCAAATGTGGGCTGTCAAAGCAATCACGTGGAAGGATTAAGAACTTTTTATCACCAAAAAACCAAGAAGATTTCCAAAATCTTCTTGGTTTAAAAAATACTATAATGCAAACAGCCACTTTAAACGATTACATCGATGTGATCAAAACTAAATTCCCGGAATGCGTGGATATCGAGAGCAGCGATATTTTTAAAGAGAGTTCTCTTTACAAAAATGATCGGAATCAGTATTGCTACGTAACTCAATCTGAAAACAAGCTATTGAGTAATTTATTTTATGTTGAAATTTTTCGTTCAGACGACCTAAGAATTGAGCGAAAGGAAAGCGACTATTTAAACTGGTCTATCATCTTTGAATTTGAAAATATTAAAGATTGCAAGGTTTGGACTGAAGCAATAACTTAAAACACAAAACTTTTTTTAATCAATTAAATAAAAAACAATGTCAGAATTAAAACAATTGAACTTAACAGAACATGATTTCGACCTGCTGGTCGAAGGCCTCGACGCGCTTCCGGAAAGAGGGCTGGCCGGCGAAATGATGGGCGATCTTTTTGGCGCAATAGCAGGTTGTTGCTCTCCAATGGTGGGTAACGTTGAAGCATTGGCGTCTGTTGCCGCTTCCTGATGCTGATTGAAATAGAAAAGTTGATTATTTATTCGCCTGCTGATAGTAGCACGTCACGGCAATAGCACCAATGCAATGTTACAGGCAGGCGGGCAATATTAATTAGTTCTTTGAAATTGAGGGAAACTATTTTTAAAAAAAGTATAAAAAAAGTTACTAAATATTTGGTTAGTAACTTTATTGTTACTATATTTGTGTAACAAAAGCAAAAAACAATGACAACAATTAAATTTTCAAAAGTATTCGGTGAAGTTGAAGTTTTAAGCCAGGATGAAAACTTTACAACTATTGTGATTTTAAAAACCGGTGAGCAAAAAAAATTATCTACTAAATATGCTAATCTTTCTGATGAACCATTTTCAAAAGTTAAAAAAGTAAAAGCAATTAAGAGAGAATTGACAAAAGAAGAAAAAGAAAGAGTTACAATCAGTGTAGAAAGACAAATGAGAGAAGAATTTTACGTAGCTGGTTTAAGTAGAGAACAAAGGTTAGAGTATAAAGCCTCAAAATCAAAAAGAATACATTTATCATAATTAAATTTTATCAAAAATGAAAACAATCACACTTTTCAAAACACCTTTTGATGGCATAAAAGAAAAAATGCCGCCAACATTTGACTTAGAACAAATGACCGAAGATGACTATAAAAACATTGATTTGCCGGGCGTTTACACTATAACTCAATTTGATGCCCAGGTAAGTGATGAATTTGATTTTGCAAATTCAACAAAAGACGAACTTATGGAACTGTGGTCAAATGCAGATGAAAAAACATTAATTGATTTTGACTTTAAAAAATCAAAATGAAAGAGATTTTGCAAGGCATCAATGCAACTTATTTTTTTAGTAGATACACTACTATAAAAAATTATAAACATAAGTTGCGTGGAATTGATGGAAATAAAAAGCCTATTGATTTTTCCACCCAGGAAAAGAAAGAAATTGTTTCCGGTTTAAAGACAATGATTAAGGATATTGTCGCTTCTCTAAAATAGTTTTCCCTCAATTTAATTTATAAATAATTACAGTGCTTGCTATCGCTGATGGTGATAGCTTGCCTGTAACTCGCGCATTGACGCTATAAGCAAACGTTTACAAACGATTACATCTCTAAAATAAAATCATGCAAAAGAAAGATTACATTTTATTCATCATTTTCGTTGCGGCCATTATCGCAGGATGCTACTTTGGCGGCTTCTTTGGCGGCCTTATTGCCGGGGCATTTTTTGTGCTGCTGATTACGATATCAGTAGGCAAAATACTTTTTCTAAAATCTCAAAAGAGAATTGATGCCGCGCTGAGAATAAAGAAGATGATGCAGGATTAGGTCACTGGCTCATGCCGGCAGCTTTCCTGGAATTATCATATTCCTTTTCTTTGTTGCGATACTCTTTAATGCTGACAACTGCATGCAACCTGTCTTTTTGATTTTTTACTTCATCAATTAATTCATCCTGCTTTGCTATCAACTGGCGAAGCAAATCATCATTGCTGTTATCTTTTACCGGTGATGAATTCATTTGCCTAACGATGCCGCCCTGCTCCATTATCCTGGGCAGGTTAGGATTTAATTGCGCCGGTGGCCGCATGAATGCCGGCTGAATTACGGCGCCGCCTGCCCAGCTTACGCCCCCATGGATCGAATTTAATTTGCTGGTGATTTGCGCCGGCGTACCGGTAACGGTGTACTGATTGCCGTCCGTCATGGTATCAGCTTTCATCACAGCTTCGTCTTTTTCAATCTCTACATGAATGCCGCCGTCTCTGTGTTTTTTCCCTTTGCGGAACCAGTTACCGCGGGCTGCTTTATCGGGCGGCGCTTGCGTGGCGATTGCTGCAACCTGTGCAGCTGTGGTTGCCACTACTATCGCAACCTGTATAGCACGGGAAATTCCAAACGTATCAAGGTCGCTCATGCCCGGGCGCGCCGCCAATGTGGAAGTAACGGCCAGCGCTCCATTAATAAGCGCGGTAGTAATAGCCAGCGCCTGCTGACGTTTGAACGCTTTTAAATCGGCGGCCTCTTTCTTTTTTTGCAATTCTGCATCCGCCTCAGCTACCTTTTTATCATATTGCTTTTGAGAAAGTAATTTTGAATCGAGTTGCTTTTTGTAATTATTTTTCTTAGCATCATTGATGGCCTTATCTTTTTGCAATTGACGCTGATCAAGATTGTTCAGCGCGGTAAAAAGATCGCCGGTCATTTTTAAAGCCGTCTGCGTAAAGAAATCGAGCGCCTGTATTTTTGCATCGATTAATTCCTGGTCTGCGTCTTTAATTGCCAGGTTAAATCTGGCCCAGATAGCCTTGCCTTCATCCGTTGCATTTACAGAAGCATCATCAAAAGCCTCACCTGCTTTTTTAAGTCTCTCCTTAACCTGAGCAAGCGCCGCATCTTTATCATCCGTTGCGTTTTGCTTTTTTAAATCAGCGCGCTTCTTAGGCGATGTGGATGGATCCTGAATTTGAGTATCACGGATGCCTCGCCTGGCCTGAGCTTCTTCCTGCCAGAAAGCTTTGCGCGCCTCCATTTGCTTTCTTTCCGCTTCAGTGATAGCCTCTTCCTGGGCAATGGTGAAAGTTTTTACATCTTCGGCAGCTTTCTTAACAGTGGACGAATAATCAGCAGCGATTTGTATTCTGTTCTTAATAGCCAGCGCCTGTATTTGCGTGAGTGAATCTTCATACTCATCCTGGCTTATTTTTCCCTGCGCATAGTCGCGTTCTGTTTGTCGTTTTTTTTCTGCAAAATAATCGTCGGATGCCTTTAATGAATCGGCATATTCATCGCTGCTCAGTTTACCCTGTTGCTTTTTCTGCAACTCGGCTAATTCGTTATTAAAAGCCTCTACAAGCAGCTTTTCTTCTTCGGTGTAGGTTTTCCTGTCTGTAACGTTTTTCTTGAAATATTCAAGCGCTTTGGCATGGAGCTCCTGGTATTTTTGCTCCAGTGCAATCAGTTCTTTTTCATCCTGCGATTTGCTTGCGTTGGCTGCATCTTCTTTTAATTTTTGAAGTTGTTTATAAAATTCAGCAGCTTCTTTTTTCAGGCGGTCGTATTCTGAATTTTTGGAACCGGATTTTTCTTTTTTGTTATCCAACGCATCCAGTTCTTTCTGGTATTTTTCCCGAAGCGCAAGGTTTGCCTGCTGGCCAGCTTTATCTGTTGCGTTTAATTTTTCATAAGCAACTTTGGAATCTTCTATCAATTTTTCCAAAACTTTACGCCGCGCAGCTACTGATGCAGCATCTATTTGGTCTCCTGGAGCCGGTGGTTTTGAAAGATCGTCAATGGACTTCTTAAGCGTAGTGCCGTTTAGTTCATCAATTATGCCTTTAGTGCCTTTTATTTTTGTCTGCAAATCGGCTATCTTTCCATTAAGGCCTGTCAACATTTTGTCGTAAGCATCCAGCGTTTTTTTAGATGATTCCGGAATCACTGCACCGGCTTTTTTTCTTTCATTTAAGATGTCAAAAAAATCCCCGGCGGCTTTTTGGAGTCCCGGAAGCTGTTTCTGATAATTTTCTAATTCTTTTTGAAGATCTTTCAAACTGCCTGTCGCTTCATCAATAGCTTTAGCGTTTTTTACTTTCAGCATTGCCTGCTGCAGGCTGATAAATTCCCGCGCTTTTTCGGTACTTATGCCAATAGCTTTCCCATATTTATCAAATTCGGTTATGGCGACCGGAATTGTTTGCCCGATCGTTTCAATGGCTTTGTTTAATTCGATTTGTTCTTCTTTATTTAAGGTGGTTTTTTTCGTTAATTCATCTACGCGATCAATGAGGGGAACCATGCTTTTTTCCAGGTCAGAAACCTTGCTTGCGGCTTCGCGAAATTTATCTACCGCAGTTGCGCTTTTGCTAAAGATGTCTATTACCTTACTAAAGCCTTCCACCAGCGTTTTTAAAAATGTTGTAATGCCTGAGCTATACACCAACGCATAAAACTTTTTGCCCAACTTATCAAGCGTGGCGCCGAGTGTCTCATTTTTTAAAGCGAAGGCCTCGGTTACCGCAGAGGTTCTTTCGATGGATGTACGGCCTAAATCTATGCGGCCTCTTAAGTAATCCGCGTTCTGGCCCATCTTGGAGATGGTTTCAATTGTTCGTGTGCCTTCTTCGCCTGCATCTTTCAGCGACGCGGTTACAGCCGCAAATGAATCTTTATTTTTTACCAACCCCTCTGAATATTTCAGAAGCGCTTCGGTACCGTCAGTTTTAAGAAGGTTAGTAAAATCTTCCACACTCACACCAGCAATTCTTGCAGCCTTGGGAACGTCTGAATTTATGCTGACAATTAATTTTTGAATAGCTGTGGAAGAGCTTTCTACACGGCCGCCCATTTCCTCCAGGCCCGCACCCAATCCGGAGAGAGCGCCAAGAGTGATGCCTGCGCTCTTTGCCATGCCTGATAAGCGCTGATCAAAATCTGCAATGAATGCGCCGGTAGAAGCGCCGGTGTTCGCTAACTCTACGAATGTGTTACCAAGTTTTGTGATATTGTCGCCGTTGATTTTACCATCAAAAACATTTAAAATTTTGCCTAGCTGTGTTGTAATCTGATCTGCATCACCCAATTCATCACCCAGTGACACCACTAACTGATCTACTGCCTTTGTAAATCCGAAGATATCTTCCTTAGCTACGCCCAATTTACCTGCTATAAGCGCTATTTCTCTAAGCCCAGATGTACTTGTTCTTGTATCAATTTTCCCGAGTGAACTATTTAAATTATCTGCCTCAGTCGCCGTTAACCCAGTGACACGTTGCAAGTCCGCGAGCTGGTCACTAAGTTTGCCAGCGCCCTGAATTATATTTTTGAACTGAGAGGTAATGAATTGGAAACCCAGATAAGAAGCAGCGAGCAAACCAAACTGCTTCACGCTATCGCCAACTTTTGAAAAGACAGAAGCCAAGCCTGTAACGCCATTCTTCACATCATACAGCCGCGATTCAACTGCCTTGATTTGCCTATCCATGTCCTTGAACTCCTGAGTAAAAGGCGTCATGGATCCTTTCAAAGCTTTCAGCTTATTTAGCTCCGCTACAAGTTCTTTTTGAGACAAAGAAGTGATACCAATCTGCTGCTTAATTGCAGCCATATCGGTTTTAACATCTTTCAATTCTGCGGCTGCAGCAATGTATTCTTCGGTTCCCTTTTTCAGGTTGTTCTTCATCTCGAAAGTGAGATCAGCGGCGCGCTTGCGCAATTCATTCAATTGATTTTGCGCGGCATTGCCATTCACATTGATGATGAGATTGACGGTATCGGTACGTACGGACATAACGCCAAAACTGGCGTGAAACCGCGGCCCGTTAAAGGACAGGCAGCCCGCGCCCGGGCATGGCAACACCACAATCAGGGCTACACGAAAACTTTCATAATATTTTAAAAGCTTTTGACGTTGTTACCCTATCTAATATCCCACACTGAGAAACCTATGCTAAAAGGCTACATTGGAATTGAAATCCCCACCAAACGCTACATTGCCGCTTTCGTAAAAAGCCAGCTTGGCGACCAACCCATCATGAACACGCAACACCTGATAGGGCACAAATTTTTTGACCTGCTTCAGCATCAGACTAATGAAGACATGACTGAATTTGCCGGCCAGTACTATGATGTGAAAATGAAGCTTTACGTTAATTATGGAATTTTTTCGAAACGCGGCCAGTACCTGAACCACACGAACATTAAGAACTTCAATATTTACCTGGAGAAAAAAATAAAAGAGAAATTTTATTTTCTCATGGATTTCATGATTGAGATAGTTCCAAATTTTAAATACAACCTGCCGGCAGTGCGCAAGAAGCTTGGCATCACGGACGATGATTGGGATTATGATTCAATGAAAAAAGATTACTACCGCTATCGCGTACGCAATGGCAAGCCGCTGTTGAAAGTAAGAAGTGATTATTTTGGCATTAACCAGGACGCCGGCTTTTAGCCCAGTTATGAGTTAGGAGTGATGAGCGATGAGTTGGCGAAACATAATTCATAATTCATAATTCATAACTAATTAAAAAAATAAATATTTCTTCCCGATGTGTCCCCTCCATTTTTTTTTAAGGCAAAAGGTGAAAGGCAGGCAAAAGGCAAGAGGCAAGAGGCACGAACGAGAGACAAATTCATAACTCATAATCCATAACTCATAATTCATAACTCATAATTCATAACTTATTACTAAAATAAATATTTCTTCCCGATGTGTCCCCTCCATTAAAAAACCCTCTTTTCGCACATAGTTTTGAAAAATGAAAACCGTTTATGCCGATATCGCGCCCGCCACAGGCCTTCATAATGGAGGCATCTGTTCCGTGTATGTCATCCCCAGGGAGTGGCTTGATGCTGACCCCGTGATAGATTTTGAAACTGGCAGGGTATTGACTGCGTTACCGCTGAAGCCCGGCCGGTTCTGGATTCGCCTTGACCTGGTTGAAGAAACTTACAAATTCAATGAGACGCCGGAAAGCAGCAAAAGCGGCCCCTACACTAAAACAGCGCTCGCCGGCAATCTTAATTATTATAACTACATGCTGCGCCAGCAGCTGGAAACTTTACGCCGTAGCCAACCGGTTGTAATGCTTACTGACTTAAACCAGCGCCGCCGCCTGGCAGGCGATACCGAAACCGGGATGATTTTTTCCTACGCGTATGATTTGAATAATAATCCCGGAGAAGAAAAGGTTTCTGTCAATATGATGATGGAAACCGAAGATCCCGCGCCCTATTACAACCCGGACAATGCCCCGGAAATAATTTACAACTTCCTCGAAAACCTTGATGGGAACTTCCTTTTAGTGGAGTAGACCCGCGGTTTCTGTCCTTTATAAGCCCCTCATTCCCGAGCATTTTTGTAGCGTATTAATCCAATACCTACGAAAAGCATGGCGTTTAACCACACTATTTCAGCAATCCTGCGCGGTCAATGGCTCATTGAAAAACAATGGGCCGATTCGCAGCTTCCGATGGTGCTTTCCTTTATGAAAGGTGAGGCCGTAGATTTTGGCGCCAAAGAATCGAAGGCTGATATAAACCCCCAATTATTTTCTAAAAAAGTAGCTCACGCAAGTGTTTACTCTGTGCGTCCATCTTCTGATGTTCGCGGTTTGCCAGGCGGATCTATTGCGATGATCACACTTGCAGGCCCAATGCTGAAACGCGGCGATATGTGCAGCTATGGAATGGCTGACCAGGCACAGCTTGTAAACCGCCTCGCCAATGCTGATAATATTGACGGCATTCTCTTAAATATAGATTCTCCCGGTGGCCAGGCTGATGGCACCGCCATGCTAAGCGACGCGATTAAAAATGCTTCCAAATCAAAACCCGTTGTTGCCATTATTGATGATGGCATGGCAGCAAGTGCCGCCATGTGGATCGCCTCTGCAGCAAATGAAATTTTTGTAACGCAGGCTACCGACCAAGTAGGCAGCATCGGTGTATATACACAGGTTGCTGATTGGAATTCTTATTACAAGGAAGCACTGAAATTAAATGTTCAGGATATCTACGCACCACAATCAACAGACAAAAACAAAGATTATAAAGACGCTGTAAACGGCGACATATCAGGCATTGAAGCCGACCTCGCTGTTCTTGCTGATCAGTTCATCAATACAGTAGCTACCAACCGCGCCGGAAAAATCAAAGGCGATTCCTGGAAGACAGGAAAAATGTTTTATGCAAAAGATGCAATTCGCATCGGCCTCATTGACGGCATAAAAAGCTTTGACCAGGTAGTAAGCCGTATGACCAAACTGATCAATTACCCCACTCCTTCACAACATAAAAAATCTAATATGGCTTTTACAAAAACTATTGCCGCTGCCAAGGCCGAAAGCTTTGCAGTGGTTGAAGGCGGTTTTCTTTTAGAAGAAACTCAGCTTAATAATATCGAAGCTGCTCTTGAAGCTTCAGACGGCTTAAGCGCTTCGCTTGCTACCGCTAATGAGGCGCTTGCTACAGCAAACACGTCGCTGGAATCAGTTACCGCCGAATTGGCGACTGCAAAAGAAGCTTCACAAACTTCTGAAACTACCATCAGCACACAGGCTGCGCGTATCCAAGAACTGGAAGCAGAAGTGGCAGAGCTGGGCAAGCAAGAAAGCGGCACCGGAACCACTGTAATCACCAACAAAGACGAAAACGCTGAAGAAAAGAAAGTGCCTGCATACCTGAGCGACAACGACCCGGCCAATGCCTGGGCTGATAAGCATTTGCGCAAAAAGAAATAAAAATCCCCCCGAACAAATCGGGGTAAAAATCCGAAAAATCCAATCCTCTAATCCAAATCCTTTAAAAAACTTAACCCAATCCTATGGCAACAGTTATTACCCCGGATGCAGTGGTATCAGCCTTTGGCAGCTACTACATTGACAACGGGCAAAATGAAAATAATATTCACGACACCCTTCGTGAAACTTTTGAAGATACCGACGATTTCACCGTCGTTGACTCTGAAGATACCATCCTCCGCGAAACCAATGTGCAATATGCTGAAGTGTTGCAGGCTTTCCAAACAGCTTTCACCCCTAAAGGCGGCGTGACTTTCACTCCGAAAGAAATTAAGCTGTTCAACGTAAAAGTTGACCAGGCTTTTTATCCTGATGCGTTGAAAAACCAGTGGCTGGCATTTCTTACCAGCGCTAACCTTGACCGCACCACGTGGCCATTTGTAAAATGGTTCATTGAAAAATATGTGATGGGGCAAATCAAGGCTGACCTGGCTAAGAACCTCTACGGCGCTGTATATGCAGCACCAACCGGAGGCACTGCAGGCGCTGCTTCTGCTTCATTCGATGGCTTGAAAAAAATCATCAATGATGCCATCACTGCAGGCACTATTGTTCCTATCACCACAGGGGCGCCAAACAGCGATGCTGTAATCTTCGCCGGCCAGATCGAAACGTTTGCAAAATCAGTTCCGGAACTCTACTGGAACACTTCAATGGGAATCAAGATGAGCCGCGCTTTGGCATTGCGCTATAAGCAGGGCCGCCGGTTGAAATATAACAGCAATTATGCCCAGGTATCTGAGCAAATGGCCGTTCAGGATTTCGAGCAAAACCAGGTTGTCGGCCGCGGCTCTCTGACCGGCGTCAACAAAATCTGGGCTACTCCAAAAAGCAATGCCATCATGGCTTTCAAAGGTGGAAGCAATAAAACCATTGTGGAAGTAGAAAAAGTAGATCGGCAGGTAAAAGTCTACACAGACTTCTATATCGGCCTTGGCTTCATCCAGGATTCACTTGTTTATACAAACGACCAGGATATCCCAACTCCTTAAAATTTAATTCATCAACCGTTCCGGCGCTATAACGCCGGAACACATTTTTAAAAAATAAATGGAAAACAATACACAAACACCCACTCCTGATATCCAGGAACAGTTAGCAGCACTTACTGCAGCTCTCGAAGAGCAAAAAGCTATTTCTGCAAAACAGCAGGAAACTATCGAAGCCTTATCAAAGGCGCCCGTAGAGGAAAAGAAAGCATTGCCTAAAATCCCTGCCGCGCTGGTAAAAAGCGGAAATAAAAATTACAAATGGGCTGTGCCTCATTTCAAATTTTCTGGCAGCGACGAAGTAATCACCGCTGAAGATGCCGCAACAGACAAAGCTTTGATCGAAAAAATAATCGCGATCCCTGGCCAGGGAATTCTTGTGCAGGTGTTCTAAATCGACTCAAAAAAAACCGAATCCAAATCCAAATCCTATTTAAAAAAATTAAAAATCTAATCTAATGTCTGATTATGCATACAAGAATATTCGCACCTGGGAGAACTCTGAACCCGGGCTTGCTGAATACGCATTGATTGCGCCTAAAAGCCACTTCGCACCTGGCGGATTGAAATATCCTGTCGGCCCTTTCGGTGTAACCCCCGGTGATTCAATCACCATTAAAGAGCCGCACGTTTTCCAGGCAGGCAAAGCGTTCATTTCTTTTGTGCTTGCGCCCGAAAAAAATGAGATGAATACCACCACTGACGGTGACCTCGCCTTCAATAAAATAAAAAGTGAAGTAAAGCTGGTGATGCCTGGCAGCACTCCTGCCCAGCATGAGCAATTACGCCAATTACTGAACACGCCACTTGTTGGCCTGTTCCCTGATGCCAATTGCGGTTCAGGAATCTATTATCAATTGGGCAGTGATTGCGTGTCAGGCTATCTGACTTCTGATTTCAAGACCGGGACTACCGCATCAGGAATCAAAGGTTTTGAATGCACGTTTAAATGCTCAGCTCCTCCATTATTCTACGACGTGGAAGGCGGACCTGAAGTAATCGCTGATTAATAAAGCAGTTTGTTTTTCTCATAATGGCTCGTTTTTGAATTAAAAAATCCTTTCCGGAAACGGGAGGGATTTTTTTGTTGCTTATCTTCGTCGCGCGACACTCTCTAAACAAAATGCATGAGCAACCACCTTGTTGGTGGTTGGCATACCGGTGAAAGCCCGGGCTCATGCATTTGAGGGTGTCGCAACCAGACCAACCACCTTTTTATGGATAACGAGCAACGCGACGACTCTGAAGACAATGAAGCGGATTTCTCCGGAATCCTGAATAAATTAAAGCTTTACCTGCTCGAATACTACGAGCCGGTGCAGGATCCTAAGCAGGCGGATTTTCATTACAGTACCGATGAGATTTGGAAACAACTGCTAAAGCTTTTCCCGAATGAATTGATACTACGTCCGGAACTGATAGCGCAGTGGTTGCACTTAGGAGGCTTTACTTTTTATGACTTTGGAGAGTTGAGATTTGAATGGTTGATGAAAAGGAGAAATTAACTTATAGGTTAACTTTTAAAACAGGAGCTTTATCCTGGCTAAATATTTACATGAAACAATTTCCACGATTTTTTTATAGCAGTCCCAGGAACCAGGATTCATCCGGGCCACTCATTTTTCACCTGAATTTTCCCAGGTGTATTTTTTCGTGCGAGCCGTCTATAAAGATTCATACCACCATTGACAAGACTGATCCCGAGCGCATGCAACGGCTTACTAAAGAAGCGCAGCAATGGTTTGATGAATTTAGGAATCCAAAACCGCAAACGAACAAGTAATTAAGATTTGCTATGGCACACTTTTTCAATTATGATTTTTGTAAAAATAAACACCAGATTTATGGGCTGGAAGTTAAAAATGAAAAAGGCGAGATTGTTGGCTACAGGCCTTTAGTTCAAAGGTTTCCAAAACACGGCGGCGTTGTGGAGGTTGTTAGTGAAAGTTTTCCTCAAGTAAAATGGAAGATCTTTTCCTCAGAAAAACTAGCCCGTGATTTTGCAATTAAGTTTTTTAATTCTTTAGACACCGTAACTCTTAATACACCTCACGAGTTTAGTTAAAACGCCTGTCCTTTTACAGGCGCACGCCCGGCGGTAACATTGCAACATGCTTGCATCCGTACGCGCCTGGCTCAACAGTTCCAGGAATTATCATAGTGGTGTCGCCATCCTTGCACAAATAGGATGCGATAAAGCATTGTTGGAGGTTCTGCAGAAAGGACCAAACGAATTTCGTGTGCGCCGCCTCGAGGCGCAACTAATGGCCACCTATGAAAAACTTACATTTGAAAAAGATGAGCAAAAATTACTACCCACTGCCGATCTGGGCAAATGCGAAACTAACAGCCTGGATAAAAATAGCTCAGGAAGCTCACCAGCTGGAAATGCAAATGCAAATACTGAAGAACTCTATTCAGCCTGCAAAAAAGAAGCAGATCTTCTCTACAAAAAAGTAATGAACGACAGGGCGGTATTATTTGCCCTGGCCAATGAAGATGATTTTCTAAATCCTAATCTCCCGGATAAGGTTGCCAGGCGCGAAAAACTGGCCATTGAAGTGGTTACCGGTTGGCAAAAAGTTTCCCAGATGTACGACCGCGCGGCTTATGTAAAAGAAAATGGCCGGCTGCCAAATACTGAAGAAAACATTACTGAAGAATATAATTCCATTCCGGATGTGCTGGTAAAAAAGCAACTCGACCTGGCCCGGAAAGCCTTTAACAAACTAAAGAATAAAGAAGCCACTCCGCAGCGTGTTGTGCTGATGCAGAAGCATAAATCCAATATCGAAAAACTTGAAGCAAAATGGCATTCGTTACAAGCAGTAAACAAATAAATAACGAAGATTCTTCTTTCTATTCTTCCGGAGGACCGGAAGATTTTGTCGTTTGCAAAAGTCCGGACAAACTGCAATCGCTCCTGAAGGCATTAAATACAGATCGTGATACGCATTACATCAGCGATGGTGACTGGAGCCTGCATGATCTGATCAGTGAATTGCTGAAGGAATATAAACCCGCAGAATTATACCTCACCACTTACGCCATCAGGGAGTTTTCAATTCGTCAATTGGTGATGGCCATGGAGCGGAAGGACCTTCTTTCTGTGAATCTTCTTTTGGATTATCGCGCGAAGGTTAGAACGCCTGATGTGTACCAGTTGGCTAGCATGAACGTGAACAAAATCTGTCTGATGGCCATTCATGCAAAAATAACGGTAATACGCAGCGCTAAAGGCTGTGTAAGCATTGTAGGCAGTACGAATCTTACTTCAAATCCGCGCGTCGAGGCCGGTGTGATATCACTCAGCGAAAGCGTTGCTGAATTCTATATTTCTAACATTCAAAAATTAATGGACAATGCCGAAATATTTGAATAGTGTGCCTAAAATGGAGAATCCACCTTCTCCTCCGCTTCGAATTTCCGAAAAAGATTTTGAGTTAATAGAAGAGCTAGCCTCGTATTTCTTCACGCCCCGTGAAATTGCGGTGATTGTGGAAGTAAATCCGGACCAGTTTATTGCTGCCATGGATAATGAAGATTCCCGGATATACCAGGTATTTCAAAAAGGCCGTCTCCAGAGTGAAATGGAATTGAGAAAATCCATTATCAAATTAGCGCGTGCCGGCAGCTCGCCGGCGCAAACCATGTCGCTCGATTTGTTGAATAAATCCAAAATGAAAATGCTTGACAAATGAGTGAAAGTTTGCCCCAAATATTACAACGTAAAGCAGAGCAGGTAAGCCGCGCTTCAGAACTGATCCTGGCCAGGACAAACGACTGGCAATTGATTCGTGAATACATGAATGGCCGAATGGAAGAATGGGAGCTCACACCGGATCAGATAGAAAAGAAAAACAGATATCAATACATCTACAATCAAAAAGTTTCCGGAAAATATACGAATGCGGAAGTAGTAAACCAGGTACAGCGTCTTTACAAAATTGAATCATCTCAGGCCTACGAAGACATGAAGTGCGCTGATGAATTGTTCACTTCATTAATCAACGTTGACAAGCAATTAGAATTGAAGCTGAAGCTTGAAATCAATAAAAGTTATCAGCGCAAATGCCTCGAGCTGGGCGATATGAAATCCCTGGCAAAGTTTGAAAAGAACGGAATTGAAATAGCTAAGCTGCTGGAAGATATGGAAGATGATCGCGGCGAATTGTTCGAAGGCCACGTGTTCGAAATGACTTTCGATCCATCACTCCTGGGCGCTGCGCCTATCAGCAAAAAAGATATGATGGACCTGATGAATAGAATTAATGAGAAACGGGGCAAGAAGATCCGTACAGATATGTTTGAGGAACTTGAATTTACTGACGTAAAGGAGGTGAGCGATGGTAGCTAATAGAGCGCCTATAGTGAAAAAGAAGCATCTGAATAAACCGCAGCTGCGAAGCATGGCCATAGGTGCACCGACAGAAATTGTTGTTGCCGGCCGCGCTACTGGTAAAACTGTAGGAATCCTGGCGCCCAAAAGCGCCGGTTGTTATTTTGGAACGATGCCGCGCGGCTCCGGAGTAATCCTCACAAGAACTTACACGCAATGTTTTGGTAATACCCTTCCGGAATTAATCAGGGGCTGGCAGATGTTCGATTATGAATATGATCATCATTTTTTGGTTGGTAAAAAACCAACTGAAAAGTGGAAGAAAATGTGGGGATGGAAAGAGCCATATGCACCGCCCATGGATTACAAATATGTGGTTACCTGGTTTAATGGCGCCGTTGCGCAAATCATCAGCCAGGAGCGCCCGGGAAGTAGCAATGGTAAATCAATTGACTGGATCATTGGTGATGAATTAAAACTGATTAATGAAGAAAAATTAAGAACTGAACTCATGCCGGCAAACCGTGGTATTGTGCCGGCATTCGCTGATAATCCTTATCACCATGGCATGACGTTCACAACGGATATGCCGGTGGGTACTGCAGGCCGGTGGATCTTCGAATATGCTGATAAGATGGACCAGGATAAGATTAATCAAATCTTCCAGCTGCAGCTGCTGCGCTTTCAGTTAAATCACCAGGCTAAAAAAGAAACCCGGAAAGTTTTCCAGGATGAATTGAAAAAGCAGATTGCAGTACTCGATGATGAGATGAAAGATCTCCGGAAGAATTTGCTTTACTATCATGAAGCTTCAACCCTCGATAACATTCACGCCCTGGGCATTGATTACATCAAGCAACAGTTGCGAGATACCACACAATTCCAATTCGACACACAAATTCTAAACCTTCGACCGCTTCGCCTTGAGGACGGCTTCTATCCTGATTTTGATGAAGAGTACCACGGTTACTTTGCTGAGAAGCCAGGTTATTTTGATAAGCTTTCTTATAGCCATCTCTCAGATATAACAATGACGTGCGAGAAAGATGGTGATTTGATACCAGACGCGCCATTGCACATGGCCATGGACCCAAACCGTAGAATACACGCGATATCAGTTGGCCAGGTTACCAACACTGAAATAAAAAGCATTAAGGCAATTGATTCACTGTACCCGGACAAATTGAAAAAAGCAGTACAGAATTTCTGTGATTATTATAAGCCACATAAAAGAAAACTGGTGTACTACTGGTATGATCAAACAAGTGTGGGCGACATGTATGAGACAAAGATCTGTGATGATGTAATGAGCGTATTGAGACAGAACGGATGGACTGTAAAGGATATGTATCTGGGCCAGATTCCCGGGCACGAAGAACGATATAGAATGTGGGGTAATTTGCTAACCAATAACGGTACGTATAGCCGTAAATACACCATCAACAGAGAGAATTGTAAATATCTTATATTATCTAAGCAACAGGCAGGCGCTAAGCAAGCAAAGAATGGATTTGAAAAGGATAAGACATCTGAGCATGACACTAATTTCCCCGCACGAGAATCAACGCATTATAGTGATGCTGAAGATAACTGGGTGTTTGGTGTATTAGAATCAAAAATGCCATTTGGTAACGACAATCTGGGTGCAGGAGGAATCATTTCTTAATAGCGTTCCTTCGGCCGGGCTATTCGTTCCAATCTTTTGCCAAACAACCGCAAAAGGATTTCCTCTTCTATCCCTAACGCGGCGGCAACAGTTCATCGTACCTCGAACACTTGCCGCCAAAAAGCACGATGCCAGTTGTGCTCAATATCATTCCGGTTACCACGCTTCCACTTCGCTCCAGACGGGGCAATCCTCATTCACTGAACACAACTCACATCAAGAGCCGCTGCGCTCCCATAAGGTAAGCTGCGCTTGCTCTTATAGGGCGGCGTTGCGCGCCTGTTCAATGGTCAAGCTACGCTTGGTCAGATAGGGAGCCGCGCCGCCTCATATATGCCTCGAAAGGTCGACAGGCGCGCGCCTGCCACCAACAGAGCGGGCGTGCTTTCGGTGCGACAATTTTAAAAAAATTGAGAAATAAAAAATTAAAAATCTGATTGTCAGGGAGTTGATGATTTTTGAACCGGAAACGGAAAAAACAGCGAAAAAACCATAAAAAACAGGGCAAAAAACTTGTTTATATGGCTGATTTACAGTAAATTAGAGTATTATTTTAAACTAAAAGAGGAAGCGCGAACCTCGCTAAAAAACCAGCAACGCCAACATGGCACCACTTACAAAAAACGCTGCACCCACTCCGGCAGCCAAGCCAGCCCAACCAGCAGCAACAACCGAAACCAAAGTTCCAAACCCAAAACCGCCGATGATTGTTCCGGAAAAAAAGGAACTGCAGCGGGAAGTTAGAAAAGCCCTTCCAACCATTGAAGAGCGCATTAAAAAATTAGACCAGCTAAAATTGCTGGCTGAGCGTCGCGACCTTGTGAAGGACGCTTTAAAAAATGTCGGTGGGTTTTACATTGCGCCCACAAATGCCAATTGCAACGTGAAAATGACCGATAGCAACGGCAAATCCTTTAACATCGCACAC